AGCTAATGAGTTGGTTCTATTGGTCTCCAAGATTAGTTGTTTCAAGATTTAAAACAATATTAGGAGAGCCATTAATTTCTTTTAGAGGAACTAAAAGACTTGGAGTATCTCCTCCTGAAAAGCTTACTCCTGCTTGGTTCGAAGGTTTTATAAAAAGAACTAAATCAGGAAAACCTTATTGGGCAGGAATAGAAATGGGAGGTCATTCGTTTATTAGCACAGCTCCAATTGCTAGGTTGTTAAGACTAAGTAAATATCACAATGGGGAAGGGTTTAGAATTGGGACTGACAAGTGGGGATTAACTGTTCCTGATCTTGTAATACACAGAATGGTTATACCTGATTATATTGCAGGGCTTACTGCAACTTTTGGAGCATTGTATGGATTGAAACAACATTTCCTTGATAACGATATAGATGGTTATGTTGAATTAGAACCTGAGGCTGTTGATTTCGGGAAGGTTGCTGTAGGGGCAACTAAATATGATGTATTAGGAGGTCACGCACAAGCTGCTAGATTTATTGTAAATATGACTACAGGAAAAGCAAAGTCCTCCGGAACACTCAGGGAAAGGGAAATACATAAACAGGAATTAATAACAAGATTTATTAGAAGTAAAACACACCCAACAATAGGTATGGCTTGGAGTCAAATTCAAGGAACAACATTTACAGGAGAAGAATTTGAATGGGAGAAGGATTATCTTGACTTAATGTTATCTATGAATGTGGAAGATATTTATGAATTAGTTAACAACTCATTGCCAACTCAGGGAGATGGAATACCTTGGTCGCAAATAGGGGGTAATATCGTAGGGGGAATATTAAGCTCGTCAGGATTTGGAGCACAAACTTATTTTACTGCTGATGATGTAATAAGAACTTACTTCCCTACTACAGACGGCACAAGATACAGATATAAAGACATGGAACTTTATATTCAAAATCTTGCAAAACTATTTATTCCTGAAACAAAAAGAATAATGGGGGAGCAAAGATCAAAAGAAAGAACTATAGATGCAATAATGGGAATTTGGTTAGAAGAAACAGTCGGGAGTAAAAAAGGGCAATTGAATACACAGGAGTTAAGTAAAGCTAGATTGTATCTTTTACAAAGAATGATTGAGCAAGATGATGATGGCGATTGGATAGTTGTTGATAATGATGTTATTAAAAGAGCAACTAATGCTGAGACAGGGGAAGTTAATGCTGCAGATTTAGGGTACAAATTATTCCAAAAAGCTATAGAAGTTGGGGCTAGATTCGATCAGTCTAAATCAGATATTTATAATACAAAATGGGGAGTCCCTCCTGAGGAAGACGAGGATAAAGAATTAACATCTAATGAACAAGCTAAAAAAGAATATCACGACATAGCTGAACAGGCAAGAGACAGGGAACTTGCCCCTGCAGGATATGACCCAACAATAGCTGATCCCTTAAGGAAAGCATGGGAGGACAGATATGCCCCTGCATTACCCAAATTACAGGATGAAGATGGAAACTTTACAGATGAAGCAATAGATGCAATAGAAAATAATCCAAGTATTTTAAATAGATACGTTTCAGAAGAATGGAAGTACACTATAAGGAATAGTAATTTTAACCCTATTCCAATTGGTATCCTTTATACTATACAGAATTATGGAATAAAAACAGACGGGACAAGAAGTTCTTACAATAAGTATGCTTGGGAGAAATGGATACTACCTCAAATACTTAGAGAAGAGCATATGAAAACATTAAACTTTACTCATATGCCAAGTGGTATGTTAAACATCCCTGTACAAGAAGATCGTAAGCTAACACCCAATCTGTTACAACAAATGGTATACTATAATATAGAGTTAAATCATGATGGCACGTCAGGTAAGGGGTTGCCAATTGATTAATAATATAGTATTTTAAGTAATAAGGAGAATATTATGACAAATGAAAATCAAATAGAATTATTCCCTACTGAAGGGAGTAGTGCTAATAACGAATCTACAGAAGAGGTAGTGATAAATGACCTCACTGAGCCAACAGCTCCGGCTGAAACTCCTGTAGAAACTACAGCCGAGCCTCAGGAAAGCAAGGAAGAACCAACGGAACCACAGGAACCTCAACCTGCAGGGACAACGGAAACCCCTGTTGAGAAACCTGCATCACCTCCTAAGCCTGAGTGGACAGGACTAAATGCACAGCAAGAAAAAGATTATAAGCAGAGTCAAGAAAGATTAGCTTATTATGAAGAGCAGCAGAGATTAAATGCCATAGATAATCAGGCTACTGAATACAAAAAACAATTAGAAGATCAGGGGTATATGCCTGAACAGGCACAACAGATTTCTGATATGCAAAAACAAAGTGTTAACAGAGATCATGAAATGCAACAGCATTACAATAACCAATTGAATCACATGAGAGGAAAGTTTGCTGCTGTTACGGAGTATGCCAAGCAATACGGAGTAGCTCCTGATGATCTTATGAAATTTGAAGATCCACAATCTATGGAAACATTTGCAAAAAAAGAAAAGAAAATTAAAGATCTAGAGAATGAACTTGCACAGTATAAAGACAAGCAAGTTCCTCCTCAGAGTTATGACAATAGTCAGGCAGAGCCATCTGCTTCAACGAGTGAGGACAGGTTACTCGATCTTTACAACCAAGGTGTTAGAAATTCTGACACTGAGGCTGCAGCGAGGAGGGCAACAGGTCTATAATTTAATCAACATTGTTGTAAATTAGGAGGTCTATAATGGCACAAACTGCAACAACAGGTAATCTAGAAAATGCGAGTAAGATAATTATCGCAGCAGCTAGGTATACCGAGGAGCATAACGCTCCTGCTATGGCTTTAATTGAGAAGTTCAATCTTCCAAGAGGAGCAAAGCAAGTTACTGTCCCTAAAGTTGGACAGATGCAAGTTGACGACCTAACTGATGGAGTGGACATAGTTGACGAGCAAGAAATTGGAATGACCACTGTTGATTTAACAGCAGCAGAGGTAGGGGCTAAGGTTATACTTACCGACAAGCTTGTTCGTGAACAACAGAATAATGTCTTTTCCATTATAGGAAGACAACTTGGAGATGCAATGGCGAGAAAGAAAGATACTGATGTACATTCTCTGTACAGTTCCTTAAATGGTAGTGATACCCTTGGAGCAGCAGCAGCGAATATGAAAGCATCTAATATTCATGGAGCTATTACATACGCAAAAGCAAACAAATTTGGTAGTCAGATTTATATCTTACATCATCCAAATTCTATTGCTTACTTATCAAAAGAAGCAGCTACTGTAGCATCAGCAGTCACTAATGCGATTCCTGATGGTTGGTCAGCAGACTTACTTAAAAACTTTTGGAGTGGATTGAGACCATTAAATGGAGTTCCAATCTTTGAAGATGGAAATCTATCAGTAGACTCATCAGATGATGCTGTTGGTGTTATTGCTGATAAATCAGCTATGGCAGTGCTATCTTCTGTAGAAACTAGAACAGAGAGACAACGGGACATATCTTTGAGAGGGACAGAACTCGTCATTACATCAGACTATGGTGTATTCGAGTTAGACGATACAAGGGGAGCTCCATTGACTTTTGATGCAGACGAACTATCATCTAGTGCTTAATAATTAAGGAGAGGACCAAATGGTAAATCATTATTACGGACATAACAAGAAAAAATTAAGAGATCAGATCAATGAGCAGCGAAGGAATGTGGGGTTGAGAGGTTATGATGTTTCCTTATTGGAATCAACTGAGCCTAAAACTATTTATTACAACCATATCCCTAAGTTTAATGTTGATGGTGATTTGTGGAAGCGTTGTGGAAGTGAGTATCCGAATTTACCAAGCGATCCTGAAACGCAAAGAAAGAAAGGATTGATAGGGTTATTCCCTATACCTTGGGATAACAGGTGTAAGCTTGAAGCCAAGGGAGATAAGTGTATCTGCAATCCTAAAGAAGAAAAGGTTGAGGAAGTTAAGAAGGACTTAAAAACTTCTTAACTCCTTTCTTTAGTATAAGTGTAACGATTGACCGAGCTTATACGACTTTTTAAAAATCGGTTGGTCGTAGGGGTTTGTCCCCTACTTTAAATTATAAGGAGGAAATCATGGCATTTCCCGTAGAAATACAAGGTTCGTATGGTGACGAAAAAGTTACTAGTACAACCAAAAAAAATAGAATTGGGGCAAGGATGGTACTCCCTGATGGTAGTAGGTTTGTTTATGCAAGTGCAGGTGAAGCTATTACAGCAGGTAAAATTACCATGGGAGCTCAAACTTCAGCAGGGCACATTAAAGACTTAGCAGTTCGTTCAGCAGCAGCAGCAGGGGCTACTCAAATAGTTCTTACTAATGTAACAACAGCAGTTACAGGATCCGGTTCTTACTCAGGAGCAGGTACAACTGTTGGAGATTATGAAGATGG